GCGTTCATACATAAGCCTGACATGCTCTATATCCTGATTACCGGAAAACGGAGGATTTGCAATAATCTTAGTGTAATGCCCTACACTGTCTTTCGTAAAGTCTTCATCAAGGAGTATCACATTTTCCAACGAATGCAAAAACTCTCTGTTTTCCGGCATCAGTTCATAGCATTCCACTGTTACGGAAGGACAAGCCCTATGAATGGCTTTAATGAGAGCACCGCGGCCGGCACTCGGCTCCAATACCGTATCATTTTCATGTATTCCTCCGGCAAGCATAACCAGCCAGTCGGCAACATCGGACGGAGTTTCAAAAAACTGGTAATCCTGCTGTAGGTTGCACCGTTTACCCTCTTTCAAAACGGAAAACACACGTTTCGGATTAAACGGGAATGTGAAACCTTGTACCTTTCCACCTTGCCATGAGCCGCCGGCTTCTTCTATCCACTTCTTTGCTTCAGCATAAGACTTTTTGTTAAATTGAACTTGAGGAAGTTTCAGAACACCGTCCTCAAGAGTACAATGTTTCAATATCTCTTCCACACTCCATTTTTTGCCTTCGTCAGCCTGCTTTTTCTTTTCAGCTATCGGAACATCCGGCGCTAACAGTGAAGATATTTTTTCTACAACTATGTTGCTTGCGTCCATGAAGGCACTGACGCAAGATATCGCTTCGATCAAGAAATCGGTGTCAACATGCCCGGTATTGTCATAGATGTCTACCCCTTCGGTCATGGATGACAGTTCATTGAGCTGCGCAACACTACCATGTAACGTTTCGATTAAAATCTTTTTTTTGTTCGTCATAACTTTTCTGTAAATAAATTCTTGTTGTGTCTACACTTCCATGACCGAGAAGATCGGCCAGTTGAATAACATCTTTGTTTTTTTTCAGGAACATTTTAGCGAAAAAATGTCGGAAGGCATGCGCGTGCATTTTTTTTGAATCGATACCACAATGTTTACCCCATGCTTTCAGGTGTTGTGAAAAACCTCTCTGAGTCAACGGTCCGTATCTCCCGACAGCAAGAGTACCGGACTTGCCTGTCTCCTTTATATAGTCCTTCACCTCCTGTTGTAATTGCTTCTGGAAAAAGAAACGCCGATACTTGTTTCCTTTCCCTTTCAAAACAACCTCGCCAATTGCTATATCCTCCCATGTGAATTGCTGAAACTCCGAGAGCCGGGCTCCTGTAGTACCCAATACCTTGATGAAGAAATAGTAATCCTTGTTGAGTTTTGTTTTCAGATACTCCAGTAACCGATTATATTCATTCTCGGTAGGAACATTAGAAATATCCAGCTTACGTTTCATTTTAGGTCTCTTTAATTCTATCGGCTTTTTCATCCATTTAGAGAACTTTTCAATGGCTGTAATACGTAACCGGATGGTAGCGGGAGATAATTTTTCTTCTTCGAGACTTTTTATAAACCTCCTGCAATTATCCATGTTTACCTCATTGGCATACTCGAAATACTTCTTCATTGATGTGTAATATATATCAACTGTATGAGAAGAGTAATCATTGTTGTCGGTCAGCCACACAATGAAATCATTAAGTTGTTTCTTGTTCTTATCCGAAATGACATCAAGTTTTTCCAAAGGTTTCACCGCCTTTTCCCTTTTTCCATATCCGATGTTGAGATAGGATAATAGATCGCATATAGCTGAACACATTAGCGAATGACGCACCATGACATCAGCATTTTCACGTTTATAATTCAAATAGCCACGGCGGTTCACTTCTTTGGCCATTTCTAAAAAATCCGTGACATGCTTGATATATTTCCCGACAGTATCATAAGTCCTTCCTGTCGTGTATATGTAAGAAATATAATCAGTTAATATCTTCTGTCTGTCACTATTCATGGTTATTTATTTCTTTTTTTTGATTTAATCTTGATTGGATTGTTTTTGGTACCAGTACCCAACCATTTTAATTGGATGCCATGTATCCGGAGCCAATATTTAAATTCGGACGTGGTTGTCTGTTTCATATCTGTTCCGATTTGAATTTCTTGTTTATTTCTTTTTCAGCAGCTCTGGCCCCTTTCTTGAAACCCTCTACAAAGCTGTCAAAACAGGCTCTATGGATTTCTAAAGTGCATCTTTGCATAAGTGGGCAAATCGAGCATTTTTGGCTAAGCCCTGCGGACTTCTTGGCTATTTTCGTTACGTTTTTCATTGGATTTTTAAATTAATTATTACGATTTCTTTCCGCTGCGACTTCACTCATACACATCTTGCACCAGGAGGTGAGACATCGGTATTCCTTATCCCCACATCTGACAGTCCTGTTATAAAACCGGTGGAGCGGAAGGGAACGTCCGCAATGCGGACAAACCTTTCTTCCGGCTTCCGTACCGGCAACCGTCTTGGCTTTACGGTGTACAAGCGTACATCCCCTGCATTCATCCAGTCTGCCTTTGTACTTCCGGCATTTGTGCAGGGAGATGCGCCCGCATGGAGCGAATTTCTCGCAGTCGAATCTGGGTTCTGTGTGATAGATGTTCATGCAGTAAGTTTTTTGATCAGACTCATGTTCTTCTCCACCAGCCGGATAATGCAGTCATGATACTCCGATGTTCCGTTGCATACGGCTCTTGACTGTACTATCTGAAAAGATTTAAGATTCACTTCGATGGTTTCCACATGTTTTTCTCCGACTATGGCTGTCATGATCAGGCATTCACTGCGTCTGTAATACCTGTTGGCGTATACACAATGGTGCATGGCTTTGCCCTCCTTGTAGAACTGGGTTACGCTTTCAAGCGGACGGATGACTATGCCGTCGCCTTTGATTTCCATGCCGAAGAATCTTTCCATCCGGTTGTAGAATGATGCTATATCCTCCTTGAGCTGCTTTTCTTTTTGGATAGCCTTTATTCTGTCCCTTTCCCTTCTTTGCCTTGCCTCAATTTCATTTTTCTTTCTTAGTAATCTGTCGTGCTCGGCTTTTAAATTTTTGGGACATACGTATTTGGCGTTATGCAGATCCTTGTGGAAATAGGACAGCAGGCTTATATAGTCATTCCACATGCTTGCATCTCTGATTGTATAACGGTTGCGGTTGCAGATGTTGAAGGACGGTTTATATCGGAGTTGGTAATAGCCCGTTTTGTACATGTGCTTTAACATATCCGTCTGTCCGGTCTTGATACATAATTCCGCATCATTGCCACCTTTCAGAAGGTCTCGTACAAGTTTTGAGGGGGGTACATCGGGGAACCGTTTCCCGATTCCCCGCTTTCTCAATTCCGGGATTAGTTTCTTTCTTGGATATATCCATCCCCATATCGCATATAGGTCTCCACGATAATTCCAGCTGTAACTGCCGTATTCACCCTTTATGCTCAGTGGTTCCGAATATATCCATCCGCTGCTTCCCATATTCATCGGTTTTGCCATGATGGTGCGTTTCCCCTCGACGGTGATCCATTCCTGAACCACTTCAAAGAAAGCATAGTGAATATAATCCTGTCTGCTGTTCAAATCAAAATTCCTTTTTCTGACGTACTTGCAGCATAGTATATGCCTTATGATCTGGAACTCTCCGGCGGTCTGTAAGATGGACATGTACTTTTCTTCCTCGACTTTTCGTTTCCGGCTGATCTTTACGTCCAGTTTGTGGTGGCAGTACGGGCATTCGGTCGTATCACTGAGCAGGGTAGTCCCCAGCTCGCTATTGCTTGTGTCTATCCATGTTCCGCCGCACTCGGAACACCATAGCTCATCCTTGCACCTATATGCTTCGTGGGTGAATATATGTTCTTTCGCCCATTCTTTTTGTACTTCGGTAACGGCGGACAGTTTGCTGCTCAGTCCGGTTACACGTATCTCAAGTTTCGTTCTCGGTTTCATGATTAGAACAAGCTCATTTGTTGTACATTATCATCCGCTTTCTTTCGGACGTTTTTCTTCCTGAGTGTCTGGTATTGTTCTTCCGCTAGCCGTGCGATTGCTCTGTCACGTGCCGCTTTCTTATCTTCCTCGGTGAGTTCCACAGGTTTGGCGGGGGATGATACGGACGCTTTCTCTCCGGCAGGCAGCCGGTTTATTTTGATATCGTCCTCATCATAGTAGTGCGCTGCCATCCCGTAGACCTCCTCGTCTGAAATCGCTATGGCGTTACCACGCTTCCTGGCTTCACCCATGATATAACTACAGCATTCATCAATACTTTTCTTCTCATTCGCATATTTGGGGGCGAACAGTGAATCTTCTTCCGCCCGTTTGTCCAGATAGGCTTTGATTGCCTGTTTGAAACTGTCATTCTTTGCCATGATAAATTTGATTTTGAAGTGGTTGATTATATTAGTTATTTTCGATTGATTCTGATATTATAATCACAGAGAAACCTGCCGATATCATCACTCGCAATGTTGGGGGGTGGTGCATTATCTCCGTATATAGCCCGTATTGCATCCTCATTTCCCCCGTATGCCTTCCAATAGGTGTAGGCAGTATGGTTGTTGGGAACGTTAGGAAAAAGTTCTGTGAAGGCGCTGAAATCGTTTTTAGCCTTTTCTTTGAGCTCCTGAATGTTTTTTACTCCCTCAATCATGGCGCACGCTGCATCTTCTATCCGGGTGAAACCTTTTTGGGATTGTTTCATGGCGGTTTCATTGGACAGTTTGACGTGCTCGTCTCTTCTATCCCTGCAAAAGTCCGATAGGGCTACCATAATGGACTGGTTGTTTATCCTGTTTCCCCAGACGAACTGTCCACGGCTCCCGTTTTTAAGCTGTGTGAAGAATATGCAAAGCTCGGCTAGATTGAGAAAATAATAGCTGGCCAATATGCTTAGCGCCGTTTCGGCAAGTTGTTGAGGTGCGATATCAATGCCTGCGTATCGGAGGATTGATTGCAGGTGCTCTGTGATAATCCTGACTGATGTGGCGTTGCCGAAGACAACATTGATGTCCGCAAGGGTGGGAATACCCTCAATCCTGATTGCTTGTGCTAATGTCAGGTTACAATTCAGCTGGGCTTGCGTGCCGGACCAGTTGTCAACCAATTGGGAGGCTGTTGATCCATTTCTCAAGGTCTGCTGGAGCGGTGTCAGTGTCTCCGGCTTTTTCCTGGATTGAGGTATCTGTCCTGGGGACATTATCACAGTGATCTGTTTTTGTAGGCTTGTTTCCATTTTGAAGTCTTTTTTCGATTATCCAAAGGTTAGCCCGGCTGTCCCATCGTTCAATTTTAGCCCCGTTGGTGTTTTTCCAGCTTAGCGCATCGAAGTGGTAGAAGAATATCTCCGCCTGCTGCTCCCAGTCCGGGAGCTTGTCACGGAAGTAATCTTTCACCTGTTCCAGGGTAGGGGCTATAAATTCGGTTTTTGGTTTTGAAGGCTTCTTTTTAGGTTTTTCCTGCTCGGGCTTAAATAACTCGCTAGAGTTATTATTATCTTTACTCTTAAGTCTTATATTAATGTTAGCCTTTTTACTTAAAGGTTTACTTAAGTCATTACTTAAGAGTTTACTTAAGGGTTTACTTAAATCATTTAAGTAATAAACGGGCGATTTCGCATTTTTCTTACCTGACTCAAACTGTAGTAAACCTTTTTGCTGTAATCTGTTCCTGACTTCAATTACGGTTGGTTCTGATATACCGGTTGCGAGGACGATTCGTCTGTTGGGACACTCAAACGGATTCTCCCAACCCCGACTATTGCACTCGTTCAAAAGGAAGAAGTACAAATAAACTTCGTTCGAGGAAAATGCTACACTCTGATGTGTCTTCCAAAATTGGTTTACGTAATCTATATAAGTCATTGTAGGTAAGAATTTACTTCGTTTATGAACTCCTGTAGTGAATGGCAGATAACATACTTGTTTTGGTATCTCTCTGCTTCTGTCTGCCACGTTCGTTGGTGCTCGCTCTGTGTACCCTTCGGTGTCTTCATCTCTATGCAGAGGGAAGCCCATCCCTTTTTGGGTATGAGCAGGATCAAATCTGCCACACCTCTCACTGCTCCTTCATACTTCATCCGTGCTCCTGTCTTGGCATCACGTTTGCCACCGTTAGGCACTGCAAAAAGCATACGTGCCAGTTTGGGATATTGTAACCGGAACCATACCAAACAATCATGTTGTATTTGGCTTTCTGATAATGGTGTTGTCTGTTTTCTCATATTCTTCCGTTGAATAGGTTCATTGCCATATCTACCACATTCTCCTTAACCACATCATCCGTCCCTGTCACTCCGTTGGCTATTCCTTTTTTGGCCTGAATGACATCATACATATATTTGTCGATAGTATCCTTTCCAAGATAGTAGTAACAGTTTACGTTGTTCTTCTGTCCGTTCCGATGCGCTCGGTCTTCTGCCTGCTCACAATCGGAGAAAGTCCATGGGAACTCGATAAACGCCACACGGCTGGAAGCTGTCAATGTAAGACCTGTACCTCCTGATTTGTAGTTAAGGATGATCAGCTTGCAAGAAGGGTCGTTTTGGAAGCGGTCTACCGCTGTCTGTTTTTGAGTAGCATTGTCTTCGCCTGTAACGGTGACAGCTTCAGGGAATATCTTCTTTAGTTCCTGTACTACTTCTTTCAGGTAAGCAAAGACTATCAGTTTCTCACCTCCGTCAATCACGTCATGGATGAATTCGGAAAAGACTTTGATTTTTCCCCTGGCTGATATGGCTTTCAATATTCCCATTTTCACCATTACCTCGCCTCTTAATGCCTTGGCCACCTTTTCATCGTCCGCATTCTTGTAAGTCCGGAGATACTGTATCAGGTCGGCTTCCGCTTTGTCGTATTCTTTGCGATTGGATATGTCCACCTCTATATATTGGCGTGACTTGTCCGGCAACTGAGTGAGTACCTTGGCCTTTTCGCGCCGGAAGAAGCAGGTCGATGATAACCTCCAGTTCAGTTCTTTCACATTGCTTGACTGTTTAGGTCCATCGCAGAACCTCTCTACGAAACACTTGTATCCTCCGAAATCCTCTAATCGTCCCATTATCTTGAGTTGTTGTATAAGGTCTGTATTGTTGTTCACTACTGGGGTTCCCGTCAGTTCCAAGATATATTCTTTGCCTTTACATATTCCTTCTACGAACTTGGATTGCTGGGTCTTGGTGGATTTGCACTTGTGTGATTCGTCAATGACTACGGATTTGAATAACGATATTCGCGGGTCAAACTCAATGGATTTCATGGTAAACCGTGCATCCTCCTTTACTTTAAGTACAAAAAACTTTTTCAGTGATTCATAATTTGTTATGAATATGTTGCAGCATTTAGTCTCAAAGAAACGGTGCCAGCTGGCTTTATTGCGATCATCCAGAATCATGGCATTTTTTCCGGCAAATTTCTTAAATTCACGTTGCCAGTTTATTTTCAATGCGGCCGGACAAATGACAAGGCACGGATACGCTTTTGCTATCGTAACCGTGCCTATTGCCTGTAATGTCTTTCCCAGTCCCGGTTGGTCCCCGAATATGCACCGCTTGTGCTGTAGCGCATAAGCGATGCCTTCTTTCTGATATTCGTACGGTTCCAACAGCAATCCGTGTGGAACCGTAAGTTTTGGAAGGTCGGGAATAGTATAGTCATTATACTCTCTTGTTGTCACTTTGTGCTGTACCCGGCTGCATATCTTTGTCTGTACCGCCCAATCTGCCATCATCCTCACGTATTCCTTATCTTGTAGAGATACCTTCCAAGCTTTTTCGTCAGCGATATAGGCTGCCCGGATATTCTGTTTTACACTTGGAATCCGTTTGACTAGCTCCACTAATCTTGGATGATATGGGAAGGCTAGTTTGAAGCAGTTGGGGGTAGTAGTTACGCAAAATGGGGACGGCGGTATCATGATGCAAGTTGTTTGACTTTACGTGGTTTACGTGATTTAATTTTCTTTCCGTTCATTATTATGTCAACCCCTGCATCATTCATAGCCTGCTGGAATTCCGCAACCTCTTGATTGAAGTCTGTACCGGCTTCTGGAATGGCGTCCGGTTGTACGTCTGCGTTCGCCGTGTCTTCCTCAAACGGAAGTTCCTGTTGTACAATTCGCCATTTTTTGTTGAACAGATACTCTTTGACTTCGAACTCACAGGATTGGATTTCCTGCTCCAGCTCGAAGGCATTGATATACGATTCATTCTCATTATTGAACATGGTGAACGGAGCGCATAGGTTCAGAACTTTTCCTGTTTTGAGAAAACGTTTGGCTATCAGAGTAACCCCTTCATTATCTCCATCTCCGCCAATGGAATACCCTGTAACGTCAAGCACCTGTCCTATGATATCAGGCACTTCATCTACTGATTCTATACCGTCCACTTCTTTCTGTTCTGTAAGCAAAGCGGCGTGGGGATTCAGCTTGCTGAACGCATTGATAAGGTCTGATGTTACCAGGTTCTTGCCTTCTACGGTGGTTGTACCATTCTCATCCTTGTAGGTGGCCACCAAGGTACTGTCCTTGGTGATTTTAGCTTTTATGATCTTCATTATCTTCTATATTTATATTCGTTGACAAATTCGTTATAATAACGGTCTTCCGGAAGGGGAAGTGTTATTCCCAGTTCCGTGGCTGCATCTGCTTTGACCTTATTCAAAAAGTCCGTCATTTGCAGTGTGTTCAGTTTCGATGTGCTTCCGGCTATGACCGTTTCTTTTCCTTTGATAATGGTTGTCCTTCGTAGATATAGGTTGCAGTAATAATCGTGTACGTCCTGTTTGTCCGTTCCTGTTTCCTGTTCGATACAGGTAAACCAAAGCCACATTAGGGCGTTTTGACTTAATGTGCGCGGCTCTGTGTAACGTTCGATAATTAACCTGTAACGACCGTTACGGAGCTGCGAGCACATGAAATCAAAGGACTTGTTCAGTGTTACCACACCTTTTTCTTTTATAAGGATAGCTTCTTGTGCCATTATTCCAGTCCGAAAATCTTCTTGTCCGTGATAGATTCTCTATTAGCTTCCAAAAACTCTATGAAATGTTCTACGTGTGCCGTGAGCAGTTTCACTGTCTGTTCGTGATTGTAAGTATAATATTCCGGATATTGCGTACCACTGATAAGCGGTGTGCGGCTGGTACCGCCTTTCAGCGCATAAGCCGTAAACTCAAATGCCTTTATGCTTTCCATCTGACCGGAAGCAATTAGGCAATAAGGGTAGACATGGCGCTGCCACCCGTGGGCGTATTTGCCGAACTCGTATTTAGATGTGGATTTTATGTCATAAACAACATCCTTTCGGAGTTCGTCGATAAATCCGTATAACTCCACATTTCCGTACTGGGTAGGAAGAATGGCGGATACATAGACCTGACTTAATGAGCCTTTGAAATACTCTGCCTGTTCTATACACCATTGTCTGTCAAAAAGGAAATGCCGTGCAGGTGCGATATCCGTTGCTGGAAAAGCTACTTGTATGGTATTGGTTTCCTTATCGCCAATGATGGAGTAGGGGGAACGCTCTGTCGGCACGTGATTTTCGCAATGGACATAGCAGTCAATGATAGCATTGAAGGCTGTTCCCTTGTCGGCTGCTTCACTCTCAAACGGTACACGGTTGATAGCATCCAGAAGGTCTTGCTTCAGGCTCTCTTCGATTTCTTCCGGAGAGCGTTTATACTCTCCGGTTTCATTATCAATGTTCCAGAAGTTTTCCACTTCTTCATCAGCTCTCAGATACTTGTCGAATTTGTCAAGTAATGAGGGATAGATTCTATAACTAGGCTGCTTCATATATTTTTTTGACTTTGTCGAATTTCAATCCTAATTCCTTGCATCTTTTATTCAGTAGCATACCTGCTTGTAATTTGCTGTCGAAGATATGCTGCAGGCTCTCCAGTGATTGTTTCACTTCGTTGGCCGTGTCCGCATCCGCTACCATGGCTATCTGTTCCTTGATAACTTCCATAAGACCTTCATATTCGGAGGACAGTTCTGCCTGTTTTTCCTGATAGGTCTGATAAGTGTTTACAATCTTTGTCATAAAGTCGTTCGGTCCGGTGATTGTACCTTCTGCATTAATGATAACTGGTATCTTTATGCGTGCCGGAAGATTGCAGGTATTCTTACCGTAGAATTTCTCGCACGGATCAAAAGAGATGGTTCTGTCCTTACCTATGGCTTCCATATAGCCTACAAGATCAAGTTCTTTAATCAGGTCACCGGCAGAAGAACCTCCGATTTCCGGGCGTATCTGTTTGTCTTCTCCGTTCTTTTCCTCGCGTTCATGGGCTACGAATATTACTGATTTACCCATTAGTGTGACTTGGTTTACGAAGTTGATGAACATATTCTTTCGTACTCCATATCCTTGCAGGGACAGTGTGCCATCCGCTTTCTTCATTTTGGGATTGTTTTTCATTATATATTTATCCATGAAGGATAACATTTTTCCTGCCGTATCAATAACGATGGTCTTGTATTCGGCAATTTCTCCGCTCGTAAGAACTTCATCCACCTCTTCCCATTTGGAAATTTGTACGGTGTCTACACGGTGGGCTGCATTCACACGGTGAACGCCACCGTCAAAGTCCAGGAGTAGTGGCTGGGGAGAGCTTAACGCCAGTGTGGTCTTTCCCATACCAGGTTGTCCGTAGATTAATGCCGACAGGGCATTCTTAACTGTCAGTTCGTTAGGTTTTTTGATAAGTCCCATAATCAATAATTTTTAGTGGTTAATAAATGAGTTAAAAAAAATAGTTCCCGGATAGTCGGCCAGGACACACCGGGATAAATAAGGATATAGAATATAACATATAAAGAGGGCTCTCACCTCACGCTGTCCTTTCCAGCGGCTTTGGGTTAAATTATTATCTAACAAATTGCTCTCTGCTTCACTGCCTTGAAGTCTCTAACATGGCTACGTTTATAAGGGTGTACGGCTCCCTCTCTTTGGGTGTGGGTAATACAGGATTCGAACCTGTATCTGTATTCCTCCTGAAAACAATCACAAACCGTCTGAACGTAAAGAAAAAAGTGAATACCGCTTTTCCATTAAGCTAATTACCCGTGTGGCTTATGCCACTTTCTTTTTTAATTTTCTAGGCTTCCTTGGCATTTTGACCTGTGCATAACGCAGGACATCACTGGCATTGCAGAACCATTTCCCGTTTTGTGCGCATGTAGGCTTGTCGGAACGTATTTTGTTTTCTTCGATCAGTCTGATAAGCCTTCCTATGCCTCCAACTATTTTGGCCGCTTCTCTTTTACCGAATGTATGGGTGTCCATGATGGCTAGGATGTCTGCTAGCCGTGCTTCTGCCGTTCCATCAAATAAGATGGATGTCCGTAGTTGGTTGTTAACTGTATAGTTCATAATCTGAATCTGTTTTTGTTCGTCTTGTTCTTGATACTTGGGTGGTTCTTGTCTTTGCTCTGCTGCATTGTCTCATGTCGGGATGAAAATCCAATGCGGCAATGACAAGGAACAGGATGGAGAAGAATAGCTCAAGCCCGTGTTTACGTATCTCTTTTATATCGAAGTTGATCTTCATGCGCTCACAGAACATGTATAATACAAGCTCGGTATCTTTGGAAATACCCAGCTTTTTGTATATATCCCGCTTCTGTGCTTTGATGGTCCATTCCGAGCGTTGCAGACTGTCGGCTACTTCCTTGTCGGCCAAACCCTTGCAATATTGTTCGGCGACAAGATGCTCGCGCTCTGATAGCGTAATCATGACACACGCTGGATTTTGAACTCTCCGCGCTTGCGGTCAACCTCTCCTGTTCGTTTCCAATCGGCATTTTCTACACACATCTCCAATCTTAGTCTGGAAATGGTTGTGTTGACGGAAGATATCGCACGCACAGGGAACACAACGATATCACCTACCTTCATCGCTCTCAATGTGGCCGCCCAATTTTCTGTTACTTTTACCATATTACTTCAATTTAGCGAGTTTAACGATGTTGTCTAGAGCATTAATGCTGCTTTCGTGTCGTGCCTGTAGGCGGGTGAACGAATCGAGCCACATGTCGCTCTGTTCCTTGACTTCTTTAAGGTCTTGTTCCAGTTCTTGCACACGTCTTACAAGGTCTTCGTGTGTCATGCTTTGTAATTCTTCTACTGTTGTCATAGCTTTATTTTTTTTGATTTTCAATATTGTCAAGTTCGTTGCTTATCACTAATGATGTTACCGCGAAGGCGGTGGATGCTATCCAGAACCATACGCCCATATCGCACATGGTAATAAGGAGTATCGTGTATGATACTGCGCATAATATTGATATTGCTTTCATTTGATTGTGTATTAGTTTGTGCCCCGATAACCTCTCTCTGGTCTTCCCACCGGAGTTGTCAGCTACTGTTCTTCACTGCATAACCGTTCGGGGCATGATCGCCCTTACTTCGCCCGGCTGCTTGCATCGACCTTGTTACAGGCTGCTTGCTTCGACCGTTAGTTCTCGCGTCCTCTATGCTGGGATTGAGGGTAAGCGCCAGTATCGCTTTCTGGAACGGATTGCTAAGGGCAATCACTCCATGTAGTTCCTGCCATACCTTTTACGGATTGTTTCCGGTATCGAGACCGGACAGGATAATCCTGATTAATGTCCTTATTAATCTCCGCAGTACTGGGAACCTAAATATCCACGGCTGTTGGAGTTGTAGCAGTCTGACCATTCGGCTTTGAAAGTGACTTTTTCTGCTTTGACCGGAGTGAACACCTTGTTATTTCTTTCTTCCTGTTGTCTTGCCAGCTCTTCCTGCATTGTAACATTCAGTTTTGCCAGTTTCCATGTTGATTTCAGAACTTCACCGAAGGTCTTGCCTTGTTTCTTGCCTACATACTTGTAAGTTCTGTGGGCATCTCTCATAATCTGTCGTAAATCGAATCTTTTCATTGTCTTACCTCTTTTTAGTTAGTCAATATTTTTGCACTTCCGAACTATTTTTCGTTCCTTTGTGCTGTTGTTTATTGTTTGATGTTGCAAAGATACTAACATCACTGATATATCAATGATATTAGCCTATAAATATCACTGATATTAACTTTAATTATCATTATAGGCTTAATATATTAGTGATATGTACGATTTGAAAGGATTTAGACAGGCTTTTAATCTTACTCAAAAGCAATTGGCAGAGATTCTAAAATGTCAGCAGTCAAATATCTCTGGAATGGAAAAGACTATGAGAGACTTAGAACCGATACAGAAAAAAAGGCTGGAAGAAGCATACGGTTCTGAGTCCGTGGCTAAATTTGTTGTATCTTCTTTTTTGGAAAGTACGATAAATGATAGTCGAAACAAAGGGGATATGGGAGGCTACACTACATATCTTCTTCCCATGTCAGCTATGGGAGGAACGCTTACGGGTTTTGCGGCTCCAGGCGCAATGCTCCAAAATTGTGAGGCTATAATTTCACCCATTGAAGATGTAGACTTTGCCATTACAGTATATGGAGATAGTATGGCACCTGAATACCCCTCAGGTTCCCGTATTTTGATAAAGAAGATAAACCCCAATATTTTTATAGACTGGGGTAAAACATACGTTTTGGACACTGCAAATGGGGTTATAGTAAAGGAACTCCATGAATGCAAGGGTAAGGAAGGTTATGTGAAATGCCATTCGGTTAACCCGGACCCGAAATTCTCGGACTTTGACGTTCCTTTGTCAGAGGTGTACGGCGTATATCGAGTACTTATGTGTATGTCGGCAAAATAAGAAAAATATGCTCAACTGGAAAAATCTGAACGGAAAGAAATATCTTCATTTTGTTCCGGATGAAGAATGCACATGTATATATGTAAATGTTCCTATACGCGCTATCTTATATGAAGGATATAAGACATGCTTGATTAGCTCAGGAGACTTCATCATTTTAAAGCCGATTGGTCAAAAATCTTTTTCACTAAAGTCTGAATATTCAGGCGTCTTGACTTATATGGCTAAAGAATGGGAGATGCATGGAGTGCTATTTTCTGATACTGAATCTGATTTATTGTATATTGATACGTCTGAATCTAGTATTATGGAGTATAAAAAATGGATTGATGAGTTGGAAAACAGGAGAGCAATAAATAAAATAAAAGAGAAGCTTCTTGCAAAGAAACGAAAGCAAGACTTAGAAAAGGCTGCACTGCAAGAGTTAATGGATGAGGGAGAAATCTTTCCGGAAGCAAATAAGCGACCTCCTATACCTAAAGAAGTCGTTGATGTAGTTTGGAGAAGGAATGGAGGAAAATGTGTTTATTGCGGTTCTACTGAAAACCTGCAGCTTGACCATATTATTCCCTTTTCCAAAGGTGGTGCGACTACAGTGGAGAATCTTCAATTATTATGTCAAAAATGTAATTTGCAAAAATCAAATAAAATAGGATAATGATGAAAGAATATATAGCTATATTTGAATATAATGGAGAAATACAGAATCTAGAATTTGTGTCTAATTCAAACTCTCAAGAAAAACTAAATTCTGAAGCAAGAATGTATGTAAATGACTATCTTCTAACAAAATATGGAACTGTTACATATCATTTTATAAGAGTTATTCCTAAATAAGAACCATTTTAAACACAATGTTTATATAAGCTAAAGATGAAAGTCAATATTAAAGTTAGAGATAATTATAAAAGCTATTGCTCCTTAATAGATGAAGAGAAAATTTTGTTAAATAACAAAATCGTTCTTGACGAAAAGAAAAATAGCAGACCGGATTATAAAGAAAAAAATACTCCTACTTATAGCGATGTCTTACCAAATGATATAATTTTTACCATACAACAAAAAGAAACTGAAGAAAAAGATTTTAAATTCATTTTACGCTGTGTTCCTTTTTGTGAAAGACCTTTTTTTAGATATGATTCTACGGGACCTTCTCATAGGAATTCCAATTTGCCTATTCCTATAGAGGAACAACAAGTTCCAACTCCTCATTTTCATCGGTTCGTAGCTGATGGAAAGGAGATAGCTTACAAGACAAAGGTGCTGTTGGATGAAAAGCAATCAAAAGTTTTGGAAGATATTTCTATGTGTGTTTTGCAT